CGAGCAAGCAATCAACCGCATCCGTGAGCGCTTTGACATTTTGACTGAAATGACAAAGGCAACAGTGAGCGGTGACATTCGTGCTATGATTGTAAGTGGCCCTCCTGGCGTGGGCAAGAGCTTTGGCGTCGAACAAGAAATCGAAAAGTCTTGTTTGTTTGACAAATTGGCTGGCAAGCGACTTCGTGCAGAAGTTGTCAAAGGCAGTGCTACTCCAATTGGCTTGTACCAGACACTTTACAAATTCTCCGACGAAAATTGTGTTGTGGTGTTTGACGATTGTGACAGTATTTTGCTAGATGACGTTGCTCTTAACTTGCTGAAAGGTGCACTGGACTCAGGCAAGAAACGTACCATTTCATGGTTAAGCGAAAGCAGTGCTCTACGCCGCGAAGGCATTCCTGAGCGTTTTGAATTCAAGGGCAGTGTGATTTTTATCACCAACTTGAAGTTTGACAAAATGAAGTCGCAGAAGCTCAAAGATCACTTGGATGCATTGCAAAGTCGTTGTCACTACTTGGATCTGACACTGGACACAATGCGTGATAAGATTTTGCGTATTCAACAAATTGCCAAAGACGGCGTGTTGTTTGCAGACTATGACTTTGAAGAAGAAGCACAAAAAGAGATTATTTCTTTTATGGATACAAATCAAAATCGTTTGCGTGAGGTGAGCTTGCGTATGGCATTGAAGATTGCGGACTTGCGCAAACTGAGTGCCAACAATTGGATGCGTTTGGCAGAAACAACTTGCATGAAAGTTGCTTGAACAATTTAACTCCAGGGTAGACAATCTACTCTTTACAGCAGGCATTAGTAAAATAACGCCTGCTTTTTTTCTTAATAAATATTGCACAATGTTTTGTTATAGCCCTTGGACCAATATAGATTTTTCACCCACTGGTGCAATTACACCTTGCTGTAAATTTCAGGCCAAAAATTATGACAAAATACACAATATCAAGTCTGACTCAATCACTGCATATGCCAACAGTGATTTTTTAAAACAAATAAAAACTGAATTTATCAATGGTCAATGGCCAGTTGGTTGCGAACGATGTAAAATTGAAGAACAATACGGTATCGAAAGTAAGCGCCAACTTGACTATACTCGGTGGAACGATCAATACCAAATTTATCAGTTGACCAGCAACAACTTTATTACTGCCAGCATTGCTTTTGGGAATACCTGTAACTTAAAATGCATAACATGCGGTCCGTCATCTTCGAGCAAATGGCACAACGAAGCCAAAGACATTTACAATATAACAATAAAACACCATAAGTTTTTTAAACAAGAGTTTGCCGGTGATTTTGTAAACAATGCACCCAATATTATACATATTGATATTTCAGGCGGCGAACCTTTTTTAAGTGGGGTGCCGGAACAAAAAGAATTGTTAAAATATTATATTGCATCCGGGCAAGCTGGTAATATCACGTTACATTACACAACCAATGCAACTGTGTTTCCAGACAACAACTGGTGGGAACTATGGGCGCATTTTAAAGAAATTGACATGCAATTAAGCATAGACGGAGTGGGAAAAAGATACGAATATATTCGTTTTCCGGCTAACTGGGTTGATGTAAACAAACATATTGACAACTATATTGAAAAATTAAATCTTACAAATTTCAGACTTAGTGTTAGTCATACTGTTAGTGCATATAATATTTACTACTTAGACGAATTTTGGATTTGGTGCATCCGTAAAGGGCTTCCTAAACCGTGGTTAGGGAGAGTACACTCACCGGTACATATGAGGCCTACTGTGTGGCCGAGTAAAGTTAAGAATAAAATAGTAGCAAATTTAAAAAATAGCAGGCATCCTGATGTAACCAACTGGACCGAGCTAATGGAAAACTCAGATGACGCTGAATACTTTGAATTGTTCAAAACTAAGTTGCATGATCATGATGCCCACCGGAAATTAAATTTTTCAATTACATTTCCCGAACTAGCAGAATTTGTATAATTTTCATTTACTCTTTACAGCAGGTATTAGTAAAATAGTACCTGCTTTCTTTTGACTTTACTGTTTAAATAGTGTATACTAAACAACAATGAAAACAGCCACAATCATAATCCGAGACGAAGTCAATATTAAAATTGAAGGGATTGAACTAGATGCACGCCGTGCATTAACCAATGCTTTCAAATATGATGTGCCGGGCGCCAGATATTTGCCCGCAGTGCGACTAGGCAGATGGGACGGCAAGGTCAGTTACTTTCAATTGGGCGGCAGTACCTATGTGAACTTGCTGCCAGAGATTGTGCCCATCCTTGAAAAGTTCAACTACGACATTGAGCTAGACGATCAGCGCACATACTCAACCACATTTGACTTTGACCACATCAAAGAAGACTCATTTGCTCACAAGGTATGGCCCAAGACACATCCTATGGCAGGACAACCTGTGGTGTTGCGTGACTACCAAGTGGAGATTATCAATGCTTTTCTTGGCAACCCGCAATGCATACAAGAAGTGGCCACAGGGGCTGGCAAGACACTGATGACAGCGGCATTGAGTTTGAGTATCGAACCGTATGGTCGCAGTATTGTTATTGTGCCCAACAAGAGTTTGGTCACACAGACCGAAGCTGACTACATCAACTTGGGACTGGATGTGGGTGTGTACTTTGGTGACCGAAAAGAGATCGGTCGTACACATACAATTTGCACGTGGCAAAGTTTAAATGTGCTGATGAAAAACACAAAGAGTGGTGTAGCAGATGTCACTATTCAAGACTTCATCGAAGATGTTGTGTGTGTAATGGTAGACGAAGTACACATGGCCAAAGCTGATGCACTCAAGACACTGTTGACTGGCATAATGTCTAGGGTGCCAATTCGATGGGGGTTGACCGGAACTGTGCCCAAAGAACCGTTTGAGTTTCAAGCATTGAAGTGCAGTCTGGGGCCTGTTATTAATCAGCTCAGTGCCAGCGAATTGCAAGATCGCGGAGTGTTGGCACAATGTCATGTGAACATTGTGCAGTTGGTGGACCATGCTGAATTTTCAAATTACCAAAGCGAATTGAAGTTTTTATTAGAAGAGCCAGATAGATTATCGGCTATTGCCAACTTGGTAAAGCATGTCAATGACACGGGCAATACATTGGTATTGGTAGACCGTGTGGCAGCAGGCCACGCCTTGATCGAGCGCCTGGGCGATCAAGCTGTATTTGTATCAGGTGCAACCAAAGCAGGAGCAAGACAAGATGAATATGATGAAATTGCAACAAGCACTGGGAAGATTATTGTGGCGACTTATGGTGTGGCCGCTGTGGGTATTAATATCCCTAGGATTTTTAATCTGGTTCTTCTTGAGCCCGGAAAGAGCTTTGTCCGTGTTATACAATCAATTGGGCGAGGTATTAGGAAAGCGGAAGACAAAGACCACGTCCAAATCTGGGATGTGACCAGCACCTGTAAGTTTGCCAAACGACACTTGACCAAACGAAAAGTATTTTACAGAGATGCCAACTATCCCTTCTCACAAGAAAAACTAGAATGGAAATAATGGTTGTAATTTTTAACAAACCTGCTATAATAACAACATGCGTATATTAACTTTAGATAAAAACGAACCATTTGATCTCGACCATCTTCCTGAAGAAGTAGATGATATGAGATTTGCTATTTTTGACAATAGCGATCCCAAAGATCCTGACTATCATTATATTCCTTTGATCTTTCTTGAAAGTTTTAATGCGCCTGCATTGGTATTAAAAATCGGCAACACCAAAATTCGTATGCCCATGGACTGGCAAATTCTTATTGGCGAACCGGAAATAGGCGACCTTGAAGTGTTGCCACTGACCAGTATCAACGACCGTGGATTCAAAGTATTTCAGTTCAACCCATTGAGCAGTTTCCGTCCCAGCTTTCCAGACATTGAAATTGTAGATGTTTATCACGAAGTGGCTTGGTATGCTCCCAAGTTAAAAAACGGACAAATGCTGTGTGTTCCTATTACTGACGGACCAAAGCCCGATTGTGTGTACTTTGTCAAAGACATTAGCCGTAACTGTGAAATTGTAGACTACAGCAAGGCCTGGTAATGAGCGACAAGTTGAACATTGGCAACGAAATGCGACAGTTGGATCGCAAGAACAGAAACTTTTATCAAGAGCTGACTGACGAAGAACGCAAGAAGTTTTCGACATTTTTAATGATCAGATGGGGCAGTTCAGTAGAAGGTTCACCAGAACTGCAACAGTTCTATCTCATTGCCACTAATGAACGGCTCAACAAGCATTTCTTTACACTGAGCAAGCACCCAGAACTGCAATGGCTGTGTGCCACCACTGTGAGTCCAGATATGGGCACTCCTAGGCATACTTGGATTGCTCCAAAGAAAAAAGAACCCGGTGCCAGCAGTATACGCAAGCAGTTGTCGGAACTGTACCCGCATATGAAAGATGACGATATTGCTGTGCTGGCGTCAATGACAACCAAAAAAGAAATTGACGAACACTACAAGTTGATGGGCCAAGAAAAGAAAAAATGAAGCACACTTGTCAGTTTTGTAAAAAAGATTTTGTTAGAGAAACAAGTCTCACTGTGCACAGTTGCGAGCCACGCAAGCGTAGACAGGAACGTTCGGAACGTGGGGTAGAACTGGGGTTTCAGGCATACATCAAATTTTATGAAATGACGCAGGGCAGTGCCAAGTTAAAAACCTATGATGATTTTTGTGAAAGTCCTTATTACAAGGCTTTTGTCAAGTTTGGACGTTACTGTGTGAGTATACGTGCTATCAATCCTGCAAGGTTTATGGAATGGGTACTAAAGCAAAACAAAAAGATTGATCATTGGTGCAGTGACACAGTTTACACAGAGTACTTGGCGTTTTATTTGCGTGTGGAAAATGTCGACGATGCATTGGCCCGTGCAATGGAGTTTGGTATTGATTGGTCAGAAAAAACAGGCAATCCACCGCATGATTGTTTACGCTACGGCGGCACCAATGCAATGGTGTATGCTGTCACAGCAGGACGTATCAGCCCTTGGATAATATTCAACAGTGAGTCTGGGCAACATTTTTTAAGTGAGTTAAATCAGGAACAGATTGCTATAGTGTATCCTTATATTGATGTTGATCACTGGCAAAAACGATTTCAGGACTATCCTGCAGATCAAGAGTATGCCAAGGATATTTTAAAACAGGCAGGATGGTAATGAGTGCAGATATTGATATTGACTTTGCTGATCGCAATCAATTGCTGGAGTTGATTCAGCATACACCAGCACGCCAACTGCATCAAGGACAAGTTCGACGTCACAATTCCGGTGTGTATGTTACCAACATTCCGCAAGATCCAGTCAACCATTGTGCTGCCATTGACTACAAAGCCGCAGAAGAATTAGGATACTTTAAA